ATTTATCCCCATTGGAACATGGAAGAAGGACAATCAGCTACCCTGCGTTTCCTGCCTGATGGCAACACCAAAAACACATTCTTCTGGCAAGAACGTGCCATGATCCGACTGCCGTTTAGTGGCATCAAAGGCGAAATGGAATCCCGACAAGTCATGGTTCAAGTGCCATGCGTGGAAATGTGGGGCGATGCTTGCCCAATCTTGGCCGAAGTACGCGGCTGGTTCAAGGACAAGAGTCTTGAAGAAATGGGTCGCAAATACTGGAAAAAGCGCAGCTACATTTTCCAGGGCTTTGTGCGTGAGAATCCCTTGGCCGATGACAAGTCTCCTGAGAATCCAATCCGTCGCTTTATCATTGGCCCACAAATCTTTACCACAATCAAAGGCGCACTCATGGATCCAGAACTGGAAGAATTGCCAACTGACTACCTGCGTGGCCTGGACTTCCGTATTTCCAAAGGTGCCAAAGGTGGCTTTGCTGACTACAACGGATCAAAGTGGGCACGTAAGGAATCTGCTCTAACCGAAGCCGAATCCGCTGCCGTTGAGCAACACGGTTTGTTTGATCTTTCCACGTTCTTGCCCAAGAAACCCTCTGACGTTGAGTTGAAAGTGATCAAAGAGATGTTCGAAGCTTCGGTAGACGGCCAGCCCTACGACACCGAGCGTTGGGGCAGCTATTATCGTCCTGCTGGTGTACAAGCACCTGCTGGCTCTACACCAGCTGCATCCTCAGCAGATGTAGACGAGGATGCTCCTGCTCGCCCTGCTGCTAAATCCATGGTCACAGCCAAACCTGCACCTGCAGCATCCAGCTTTGACGACGAGGATGACGAAGTTGCAGTTGCAGCAGCACCTGTGGCTGCTGCCAAGCCCGCACAAAAAGCCGAAGATATCTTGGCCATGATTCGTGCACGTCAACAGAAGTGATGCAAACACCTCTTTTTAAAGAGTTATTGCAAGATCGTTGTGAAGTGGTAGAAGTACCACTTCACAACCAATGGGTTTACATGATTCAAAAAAATGGAAGTAGTAGTCTTAGACTTCAAAAAGAAAAAAACAATTTTGTTTCTTTTGTCAACGACGAAATCTCAAGACTTGATTATATAGATATATACATCCGCAACCCTCAGTCAAGGTACATCAGTGGGGTTAACACATATTTGCAACATCTTCAACGAGATCATCCAACATTGGATTTTGGTACAGCATTTTGGTTTGCCAAAAGATATAAATTTTTAAACAGTCACTATTTGCCACAATTTTATTGGATAATGAATCTTTCTCGTTATCTACGAAAAGATACCAAATTACGTATTAGAAATTTTGTAGATTTTACCAGAATTATAGATATTAATTCTAGAGCAAAGATAATTCCTCCACAAGAGGAATTTGTCATAGAATTGCTCAAGGATGATCCTGAACTTGAATTATGGTTATATCTGGACCAGATTCTGCTGGATTTAACTGGTCTAGAATTGACCTGGTCAGAAGTACTAGAACATTATCAAAAAAATCATAAAACTTTACTAGAAAATGTATTGTCCAAGACTTGACCACTTTGTAAGGTTTAATTCAAATGGTAGTCTGAGTCGCTGCGGGCATATGGTTACTCCTGCGCAATTTCAAAGTTTACAACAATTAGAGTCAAGTTTATGGCTCGGCGAGATCAAATCTAATTTCAAAAAAGACATTTGGCCTGCTGAATGTGTCAGATGTCAGACTTCGGAATCAACGGGACAGAAAAGCATTAGACAACATTCATTGGACCAACATGAAAAAAATCTTGGTCTAAGAACAGATTACATATTGCTAAGTGGTGTGTTGGACAATATTTGCAACAGTGCATGTCAGACTTGTAACGAAAACTTATCTACCAAAATAGGTAGTTTGTCTTCAAAGAATTACATAAAAATCAACAATTCGGATAAAATTGCACAATTGCCACGTGATCGTGTGGTACAGGTTGATATCAATGGTGGAGAACCCAGTGCCAGTCCAAATTATTTGAAACTGCTGGAAAATCTGCCACCCAATGTAAAATACCTAAGACTAAATACCAATGGTAGTCGTGTGTTGCCCGTGTTGACCAAACTGGTTGATCGCGGAGTCAATGTCACTGTGACGGTGAGCTTGGACGGTATTGGATCAGTGCACGACTATGTGCGTTGGCCTATACGATGGCAGGAGTTTGAAAAAAATCTTTTGGCCTATCAGGAGATGAATTTGTTTGAGTTAAATACTTGGACCACAGTTTCGGCACTGAACATAGGTGACTTGCCTAACATTTTCAACTTTGTTAAACAACATGATATTTTACATTCATGGGCATTGTTAGTTAACCCCGACCCGTTAAATGTAAAGTATGCAAACACTCTGACATTACCGTTCAAGCATGTTATCCCTGGGCAAGTTGCAGTTAATAGAAACAATCAAACAGAAATTGATAATTATATGTTTGAACAACATAAACTAAGAGGAATTCAATGAGCACCCAATATTATCGAGTATTGGACTGTACAAATTATAAAGAGATCAATCAGGACCTGCTAGATTACGTACATAGATATACTACACTTATTACCAAATCTGACACTTACCAATATGCAAACTTTCCTGACAGGTTTGGACATAACATTGCGCATTTTGTTGCTGCTAATCCAAAATTAGTTGTCTGGTTAAAATCCATGAACTTGTCATTGAGAGATGCATATTTTACTCTGGCTTGGCGTGTGGATAGCCCTCCCGATTATCCTGAATCCAGTTGCCCTATACATTTAGATAAGCCACCGGTGTATTGGAAATTAAATTGGCCTATACTTAATATGGAAAAAACTGCTGTTAGGTTTTACCAGCCAAAAGATGCAGATGTAGACATCAATACATTGGTTAAACGCAAGGGAGATCCTGCTAGCAAGGATAGAGACCAATATCGTTTGCAATATGCAGATTTTTACGAAGTTAGGAGACACGATTTTGTAAAAAATCAACCAATTCTTATGAACGGACAAGTTGCACATGACGTTGGATTTTATGATAATCCAGTGTTTCCAAGAATAGGATTGCAAGCCATGTTCTTTAAAGAACCAACTCATTTGTTATGAAGATAGCAATCACCGGTGGCACTGCTGGTATAGGTCTGGCACTGAGCAGTGCATATGAAAGCCGCGGACACGAAGTGCTGAAAATAAGTCGACGCACTGGTCACAACATACGTGTGATCCCCAAAATTGCAGATGTGATTGAACCATGTGACATGTTCATAAACAATGCACAAGCAGGCTATGCACAAACTGAATTGTTGTTTGAAATGGCTCGGCGTTGGGTAGGCACCAAAAAACAAATCATGGTAGTCAGCACTATGATGACTCAAGATCCTGTGAGTGTGCTACCTGGCCTGGACATGGATGCATATCGTGTGCAAAAGACAGCTCTTGAAGAAGCAGTAAAACAAATTCGCCATAGACAACTGGGGATCAACGTCACAGTGGTCAGACCTGGCAACATAGCCACAAGCCCGGACAAAACAGTGCCGCCAGCTGCCGATGTCAATCACTGGGCAGAAACTTTGGTAAAAATATTTGAATTGGCCAGCCCGGATCTTGCGATTCCTGACATTAGTCTAGGCCCAACATACAAATGACACCCAAAGAAATTTTAACTAATCCGTATTTTTGTCCCATGCCATGGGCTGGTGTTATGTACAACTTTGACGGATCGGTTAAAAACTGCATCAGAAGCGCCGGTAGTCTGGGCAACATAAAAGATCAACCTGTTGCACAAATACTGGTTGAAAATAATATCCCGAGACAGCAACGTATTGCGTCCCAACAGCCTGTTGAGACCTGTCACACCTGTTATGACCTGGAACGTGGCAAAAAAGGATTTGATATCATCAGTGATCGTGTGTTCTACATACGTGAGCTAAAACACATGTCTCCACAAACTTATACCCCGGGCAACTTTGATTTACAAACAATTGATGTTCGATGGACCAATCTATGTAATTTTGCGTGTGTGTATTGTGGGCCAGAATTTAGCAGCAAGTGGAGTGAAGAATTAAAAATTCGAAACAACACACCGAGCGAATCGCAACTGAATGATTTTAAAAACTACATTTACGATCATGCTCATCGACTCAAGCATGTGTATCTAGCAGGTGGTGAACCCTTGTTGATGAAGGAAAATTTGATTTTATTGGAAAAAATAAATCCCGATGCAAACATCAGAGTAAACACCAACTTGAGCAAAGTTGACACAAAGGTATTTGACACAATTTGTAAATTTCCCAATGTGCACTGGACTGTGAGTGTCGAGACCATGGGTGAAGAATTTGAGTACATACGTCATGGGGGCTCTTGGCAGGATTTTTTAGAAAATCTGGACACAATCAAAAAATTAAAACACAAGATATCGTTCAACATGTTGCATTTTTTGTTAAACTACAATTCTGTATTTGATTGTGTGGATTTTTTGCAAAGTCAAGGATTTCACAACAACAGTTTTGTGATAGGAGCATTGCTCAGACCCGAGCACTTGAACATCAGACATCTACCAGACTGGATGTTGAACCTGGTTAAGGGCAGGTTGCAAGATAGAATTAACCAAAAACCCGGATATCTTCTTGAAGACAGTTACAAGAATATGTTACACTACATCAACACTCCGTTTAATAAAAATATTGAACTATCTATAGCTCAGCTGATCGAAATGGACCAGCGCAGAGGGCTGGATAGTAAAACAATTTTTAAAGATTTTTACAAGGATATAAATTATGGCCAAGCCCTTTGACGTATCAAAATTTCGTAAAGAAATTACCAAATCAATCGATGGACTTTCTATCGGTTTTAACGATCCCACAGACTGGATCTCCACAGGCAACTATGCACTAAACTATCTCATATCCGGAGACTTCCACCGTGGCATCCCCTTGGGCAAGGTCACAGTATTTGCTGGAGAATCCGGTGCCGGCAAAAGCTACATCTGTTCAGGCAACATCATTAAAAATGCCCAAGAGCAAGGCATCTTTGTGGTGCTGATTGACTCGGAAAATGCCTTGGACGAGGACTGGCTCAAGGCCTTGGGTGTGGATACCAATGAAAGTAAATTGCTCAAGCTGAGCATGGCCATGATTGATGATGTGGCCAAGACCATTTCTACCTTCATGAGCGACTACAAGGCCTTGCCCGATGGCGAGCGTCCCAAGGTGCTGTTTGTGATCGACAGCCT